AATTCGTTTACAGTTCTGTTTATGGATTTGTTAAAGAAACAATTAATCATTAAAGGTATCATTTCTCCAGAAGATTGGGAAGAACTATCAGAAGAAATCATTTTAGATTATACACAAGATTCTTATTACACAGAAATTAAGAATACAGAAATGATTAGAGATAGAATCACATTAGTTGGAGAGATGGCAGATTTTGTTGGTGTTTACTATTCAAAAGATTGGATACGCCGTAATATATTAAAAATGTCTGATGATGAAATAAGAGAAATGCAATCACAGATGGATTCTGAAAAACCAGAAGAACCGACCCAAGAACCATCCGATGAAAATAACTTATAGGAGTGAAAAATGAGTGATAAATCAGAAAATATAAATAATAACATCACGTCAGATGTTGTAGATAATATCGTACTGGGTAATGTGTCGAAAGCGAAAGACGAAATTCACGATATTTTGAAACATAAAATATCTGGTGAAATAGAAGATTATAAAAAAGAGTTTGCAGCAACTATTTTTGCAGACGAACCATCAATCGAAGATATCGAAGTAGACGATGTAGATTTAACTGACGAAACAAATGTAGATGATGTTGAAATAGAAACAGAAAAAGAGGCATAAAATGTTAAGTTTTTCGGAGTATCTTGCAGACGATCTAGACGAAGCAATAAAAAGAAAAGTTGTTGTTCGTCAGGGTAAAAGAAAAATTAAATACGTTTCGGATAGGCCGGGATATTATGTCAAAAACAAACGCGAAATTAAAATTGGTGCCAGTGATGCTATTAAGATGAGTATTAGAAATAAGAAATCTGCTCGCAAGAGAAGAGGTAAAGTTGCTATTTCAAATATGAAAAGAAATAGATCAAATATGAAAAGGACAGGACTATGAAACTCATAACCGAAGTTATAGAAGACATCAATATTGTCGAGTCTAAATCTGGCAATGATTTGTATATCGAAGGGGTATTCTTACAGTCTGATGTTAAAAACAGAAATGGTAGAATTTATCCTACTGATGTTTTAATGAATGAAGTAAATAGATATACGGAAAACTATGTAAATAAAAACAGAGCGTTTGGTGAGTTAGGACATCCAGACGGTCCTACTATTAATTTAGAAAGAGTCTCGCATATGATTAAAGAGTTGAGACTGGAAGATAAGAATTTCATTGGTAAGGCTAAAATTATGACGGAAACACCTTATGGTGCAATTGTAAAAAATCTTATCAAAGAAGGGGCACAGCTTGGTGTTTCATCAAGAGGCATGGGTAGTGTTAAATCGTCAGGTGGCGCTAATGTTGTACAGAATGATTTTTATCTTGCAACAGCTGCTGATATCGTTGCAGATCCATCTGCGCCGGACGCATTTGTTAATGGTATAATGGAAGGTAAAGAGTGGATTTGGGACAATGGTATCATTAAAGAAGCTACTATCGACTCCTATTCACAGGAATTGAAAGAAGCGAGAAAGTCTCAACTTGAGGAAACAAAGATTAACTTATTCAAAAACTTTTTGTCGAGTTTGTGATTTTTATAAATAAATATAATTGTAACAATTTTTAAAGTCGTAATAGGAGACCTAAAATGGCAGATAAAGAATTAGAAATCAACGAAAATGAAAATGTTGAAGAATCTGTTGTTGAAGAAGAAGTAACTGTAGAAGAAACAGTTGTTGAATCTGAAGAGTCAGCAGAAACTGATATTGTCGAGGAAACTTCTGAAACCAAAGAGATCGTCGAAGATGGTCACGAGGATGATGAGGAAGAAGACGATGAAGAAGATAAAGAAAAGAAACCAATGAATGCATCATATGGTAATAAAATGGCCTCAAAGAAAAAGGTGGCCAAAGAAGACATTGATGTAAAAGAGCATATCGATGCAATGCTCTCTGGACAAGATCTATCGGAAGAATTTAAAGAGAAAGCTCAAACTATCTTTGAAGCCGCAGTACTTGAAAAAATTAATGAAGAAGTTGAAAAACTAGAAGAAGAATACAAAGAAACTCTCGAAGAAAATTTGGTAGAAATTCGTACCGAAATTTCTGAAAAAGTAGATGAGTATCTAACCTATATTGCAAAAGAATGGTTAGAAGAAAACAAACTTGCTGTTGAAAACGGATTGAAATTGGAAATCATGGAAAATTTCCAAAAAGGTCTCAAGGCAGTATTTGTTGAAAATTATGTAGATATTCCAGAAGAGAAACTAGACCTCTATACCGAGTCAGTTTCAAATCTAGAAGAAACCGAAACTAAATTGAATGACGAAATCAAAAAGTCAGTTGAACTTTCAAAAGAAGTTGAATTGCTACAAAAAGAAATTGCAGTTCGTGACATCACCGAAGGTTTGACATTGACGCAATCAGAAAAACTTCGTTCACTTAGTGAGGGTATTGATTTTGTTTCTACAGAGGACTTTAGTGAAAAACTAAAAGTGCTCAAGGAAAACTATTTTCCTTCAGACGAAGTTGAAGTAACTACTGAGATTTCTGATGAGACAGAAGCAGAAACTGCGCTAGAAGATTCTCCTGTTGTAATTCAAGAGGAAGCTTCCAAACAACCAAGTAAATACACAAATATGGATGCCTATGCTGCCGTTTTGTCAAGATTTGCTAAAAATTGAAAATTTATAAATAATATTGAAGTTATAAACTGAAACTAAACTTTTAACAAGGAGACTAAGATGTATACAGAAATGCATTTGTCAGACAAACTTCAGGAGAAGTGGAAGCCGATCATTGAGCATCCTGATCTTCCAGAGATTAAGGATACTTACAAAAAGGCGGTTACTGCAATTCTCCTAGAAAACCAAGAAAAGGCAGCTGCAGAAGAAGCGGCAATGCTTAACGAAGTAAACATTGTTGGTGCCGGAATGTCACCAACGGCTGGAGAAGGTAACATCAAAGGTATGGACCCAGTCCTTATTTCTTTGGTTCGCCGGTCAATGCCAAATCTGATGGCATACGATCTGCTCGGTGTTCAACCAATGTCAGGACCAACTGGTTTGATTTTCGCAATGCGTTCGCGTTACGAATCACAAACTGGTTCAGAGGCATTCTATAACGAAGCAGACTCTGATTTCTCAGGTACTGGTACTCACGCATCTACGGATCCATTCGCAGGTATGGTATTTGCAAATGGTACACCTGTTGATGTGACTAATGCTACACACTCATCTGGTGTTGGTGGTACTACAGCCGAAGCTGAAAGACTCGGTGACGGTAACGCAAACAACATGGGTACGAGTGGACACTTCAACCAAATGGCATTCTCAATTGAGAGAATTACTGTGGCCGCAAAGTCACGCGCTCTCAAAGCAGAATACACAATGGAACTCGCACAAGACTTGAAAGCAGTTCATGGACTGGATGCAGAGTCTGAACTTTCTAACATTCTCTCAACTGAGATTATGGCAGAAATCAACCGCGAAGTTATCCGCACAGTATACTCAAGTGCAGTTATTGGTGCAGCTGGAACTGTTAAGCCAGGTGTCTTTGACTTGGGTGCTGATGCAGACGGACGCTGGAGTGCAGAGAAATGGAAAGGTCTTCTTTTCCAAATCGAACGCGAAGCAAACGCAATTGCAAAAGCAACTCGCCGTGGTAAGGGTAACATGCTCATCTGTTCTTCAGATGTCGCTTCAGCTCTCTCAATGGCCGGTGTACTTGACTACAACCAAGCTCTTGCAGTAAACAATGGTATCTCAGTAGATGACACCGGACAAACTTTTGCTGGTATCCTCAACGGTAAGATGCGCGTTTACATTGACCCATATTTTGACGCTGCTGGTTCATATGAACTCGCATGTGTTGGATATAAAGGTACTTCACCATATGACGCAGGTCTGTTCTATTGCCCATACGTTCCACTACAAATGGTTCGTGCAGTTGGACCAGATACCTTCCAACCAAAAATCGGATTTAAAACACGTTACGGTATTGTTGCAAATCCATTTGCTGGTGGTGGTAGTGCAAACAGTGGTGCAATCGCTGACCGCGCAAACCAATACTACAGAATGTTCCGCGTGGACAATCTGCTCAAAGTATAATAACAATAACAATATACTTTCAAAAACTAAGGGGGCTTTTGCCCCCTTTTTTCATTATAAATATATGTGAAGGAGAAAAGTATGTTACTTAATACAGATAACTTTAACAAGTTTAATTCTCAAACATTTAGTTTAGACATAAGTAAATGTCCGATGGTTTCTGACTATGTACAGTCTGTGTCTGTGCCTGGACTAACTCTTGGTGAAGCTATTGCGGGCACACCATTTAGTGACAGAAAAGAACCGGGCGATAAAATTATATTTTCTGTGTTGTCTTTAACTGTCATATT